GCTGAATATATGTTCGGAGTAGTAAATGTGTTTATGTTTGCTGTGGCGGTAGTGGCCATAGTAGGATGTGTGATAGTGCCTATAATGCAAATCAATCAAAATCGAAAACCATAATAATCCAGCTTATGCTAAACCATGAACTCAAAATCACGTTGAGCGCTTTAATCACTATGATGATGATTGGCGTGTTGTTGAATGCTGTAGGACACTGGCTCTCATAGGCCGGTGACCTCTTGTGCGTGTATAATTTGTGAATATATATGTACGTACATGTAGTGTAGTCTATAAGTACCACGTGCGTTGATTTCCATATATCGGTACGTGTGGTGGGCAGGGAGGCTGGATGAATTTTTAGAGCTAGGATAACTTTTACACATCGATGCGTATATACTTATATATGTATATACAAACCCTAACCCAATTCAACCCCACCACTCCCACACCCACACCCCAAATTCCATTTTAACCCCTTTGGCCAAAAATCAAAAGTCCGCACCTCAAAAAGAAGTCAAAAATTTTACTATATGCAAATGTATATATGTATATATAAAATTTGGCCTACAAGAAGTTTATTCATATATTCAGTATATATAAAAACAAATAGATATGCCTCAGAAATCAAAAGTAAATGCACTTATGGCTGAACACAAATGTTCACGCACAAAAGCAAACAACATGCTCCGTAAACGCGCTAATGGCGATAAGGAAAAGGATGGCGTTCGAAAGAACAAACGTAAATCAATTGCACGATGAAACAAATTTTAGGGCTTTTCTTAAGCGCCCTAATATGGTACCTAATCATATCTTTCATGATGCTAGATTTAGATGTTACCAATTGGGGTTGGGTAGCAAGAATGTTTTTAATATTATTCACCTTAGTAACATACAAAAGTTACGAAAATGAAATACTCAAATGAGTATATATGTATATACGTAGGATAGTATAATGTAAGGTCCATTCGTCTAGGGGTTAGGACAGCAGATTTTCATTCTGTAAACAGGGGTTCGATTCCCCTATGGACTACTAAATATTTATAATTATGTCGAAAAATAGTGCTAAACAAAGTGTACAAACACTTAAAGAATGGATTACGTTTATGAAACTTGATAAAAAACGTAAACCAAAGAAAGTCAAAGTTGACGAAGATTAATTTATTGGGGTCGCCTGGTTTTGACAGCTAGTAACCGTTCTTTGAAATGCAGGCCGTGTTAGCATTGGAAACACGATAATCACCTATGTACAATTGAAATGACGAAAAGTCAACTTTCACCTTCGAGGATGCTATGGCATTCGTAGGTGCTGAGTATGCTGTAGCAGCATAACTCTTCCCCGTATCACTCATGGGTTTAAAAAGAAGTGAACGCAATTACGGGTAGTAGGGATGGGCCCGTTTAAAATAACCAGTCATCAACCAAGTTGTTTATAGGTAGGTTTCTCACATATATCAAACCTTTTATTTTGTTTGTTTAGAAAAATAAACTAAGCCTGTGAATGAATTTCTTAGACTTGTTAGTTGGACGAGGGTTCGAATCCCTCCGACTCCACAACATTACCTTGAATGCCTCTGGTTTATCCTAGTTAAACCCAAGCACACTAGTCAAGGTCTTATAATGCGAATCAAATGACTAGGCATAAGATATGGCTAAGGGGCTCTATTGGGAAGACGTTCTCAATATCCCCTAAACTCTTTGTTTGGCCTACAAAAAGCTTACTCATATATTTATAACATATTAAAACATAAAGATATGAAAAAGCAACTCTCAATTTACCAGATTGTAATTATTTTAGGAGCTATTGTTTCATTGGTACTTCAAGTAATGAGAATTACAGGCCATGTTGATATGAGTTTGCTCCAAACATTAATTCCAGCCGCGATTCCATATATGGCTTTAGCAGGTACATTTGCGATCGCTTATATTAGCGGTTTTATTAAAGGTTTACTTGAATTGTAATATTAATAAATAAAGGTTATGGAAAAACGTTTTAAACCCCTTAAAAGAATTACAGTTGAGGAATCAGAAAAATATATATCTGGGGATGAAGATTTCTTAAATAGCTTCTTATGTTATTATACCCTCGAACCTCTTGATGATGGATCTGATAAAGTAACTTACTTCACTGATCGTACTAGAAGAAATGTTAAGACTGAGGGTAGCGGTAGTCAAGTAATATATGTTATGTCTAATCCATCTATGCCTGGTTTGTTAAAAATTGGTTTTACTTCTAAAGAAGCAGATATTAGAGCTAAAGAATTATATAAAGCAACAGGTGTTCCTCAACCGTTTAAATTAGAATTTATCTATAAATGTGATAATGGAATAACATTAGAAAAGGAAATCCATTCATATCTTAGACAATATAGAACCAATAATGATCGAGAATTTTTTGAAATGGAATTAAAGAAAGCTATTGACTCTATAAGATTTGTTGGAAAAAATCATCTATAATTTGTAATCTCAAAATCAGTTTTATATATTTATCTCATATGAAAACAACTATTTTAACCTTTGCATTTGCCGCAATTATGGTATCTTGTGGCAACAACGAAACAGCTCCTACAGCAGATACTGCTAAAGCCGTTGATACTGTTAAACCAGTAATTGATACTATTAAATGTGATACTGCTTGTAAAGATACTGTACCTTGTGGTGAGTAATTAACAACTAAACATTTATAAAAATGCTTCATATTTATTATTAAATAATATGGAGCTTTTTTTCTAATATTATGGACTTTAATAAAATATTTGATGCTTTTAATCAACCTGATAAAGAGGAAGATGATGTAAATTTATTGGTTGATTTTTCTGATCACCCATTATTCTGGATTGGTGGATTTCATAAACTTATAGCTAATCATTTATTTTTTAAAAAGTACACAGCCAAGATGTTTAAAAACATGGCCCCTGATTCTGATCTAGATACTTTAGAACGTGCTGGGGAGTATTTAATGTTTAATAGAGCTTGGGAATATATTAAGGACTTAAATGTCTATAATTCATTTCATATGGAATGTCTTAAAACTAAATCAGATGAGGCTCTTTATGAGTCATTAGAAGTAACCTTACGTTATTTTGAAGATTTAGAAGAATATGAAAAATGCATGTTATTAAAAGAAATTCAAGATAAGGTTAAAGAATTTCTAACTTAAGCTTGGCCTCAATATCTTTACAACGTATATTAATAATACGGGTTAGAGAGAAAGATAAGAGAGACTGAGAGAAACGAGAAAGACGCGGAAGAGTAAAACGGGTAGGGGAAATAAATAATCTAAATATAAACAAATGAAAAACAGAGAACCAGTTCTTAAGAAATTAGACTCTATTGAATCTAAATTAGCTAAGTTGTCACTTGGTTTAAACCGAGGTGACCGCGATGGTTGTTACCAAATGATTGAAGAAATCAAAGTAGCTATCGATCAAGCTAAAGGATATATTGAATCTGAACCTATTGTTGGGAACGAATTAAACCGATTTTAACATTTAAATAAAAGTTATGAAATTAACAGCTGAACAAATCCAGGAAAACTGGAATGAATTTTTATCCTTCATTGATACTTACATCTCAGAACCTAGAGCATCAGAATTAAAAGCATTCTATAATACATACGCAGAACGCATTATGTTGATGCCTGCTGCTCATAAAAAAGAATATCATAACGCATTCCCAGGAGGATATGTTGAACATGTAAATCGAGTTATTAAAGCTGCTCTTGAATTACATAATGTTTGGGAAAAATTTGGAGTTGATACTTCTACATATACAGTTGAAGAATTAGTGTTTTCAGCAATGAATCATGATCTAGGTAAGATGGGTGATACTGAAAATGAAGCATATATTCCCCAGACTGATCAGTGGCGTAAAGAAAAACTCGGTGAAGATTATAAATTCAACGATCGTTTAGAATTCATGTCAGTACCAGATCGTGGTTTACATTTACTTATGTCTCATGGTATTCAGTTTTCTAAAAATGAATGGTTAGCTATTAAATTACATGATGGGTTATATGATGATGCTAATAAGCCATACTTAATGTCTTGGAACCCAGAAACTAAACCTCGTACTTCACTTATCTATATTATTCATCAGGCTGATCTTTTAGCCGCCAGAATTGAATTTGAAAAAGAATGGTTACCAAAACTTAAAGGTAACTTGCCTCCAGCAGAGAAAAATTTTACATTAGGGAATAAATCTCAACCTAAAAAAATATCAACTAAAACTAAAGCTTTAGGAAGTGTTAAGAGTGAAGGATTAAAAAATGTAATGGATGACTTTTTTAAAGACTAATTAATAACAAATTAAAAATAAGGGTTGTGACATTAAAATCACAACCTTTTTCTATTCAAAACTATGGTAACAATAATTATTATTCTATCTTTAATTGTGGTGGTATTAGGATTCACTACTTACAATTTACTTAAGAAAAATGAAAAATGTGAAGACATTATTAGTTCATATGAAATATATATGAAGAATATGTCTGATACTATTGAATTTTCTAATAAGAAATTAAAAGAAATTGACGCTAAAGGATCATTTGAAAGTGATGATGAAATAGGTTTCTTCTTTAAAGAAGTGAAAGTTCTACAAGAAATGTTAAATGACTTTAAATTAAAATAACATGTCTAAAAATTATTTCACTCAAGAAACTGAAGACGCTATTATAGCTTATAATATCAGTGTAGATCCAATTGAAAGAAGCAAAATATATAACGATAAAATACATTATGCTTTCTTTAAACTAACTCAGAATATTATCCATACTTTTAAATTCTACCACACAGAAGTTGAAAATATAGAAGATTTACAACATGAAATCATAACATTTCTATTAAGTAAGATTCATCTATTTGATGCTTCTAAAGGAACTAAAGCCTATTCTTATTTTGGTACTATTGTTAAACGATGGTTAATCTTATATAATGATAAGAATTATAAGAAAAAAGTAGCTTCAACACCTATTTTAGCTTTAGAAGATGACCCAGCTATAGGTTACACTATTGAAGAAAATAACTCACCTAGTGATAAATTATCACATAATGATAAAATAGCTTTATTTATGGATTTATATGTGGAATATTGTACTAACAATATTTATACTTTATTTCCAAAAGAAAATGATGCTAAAATAGCAGATGCTATTCTTGAATTATTTAGGAAACGAGAAAATTTAGATGTATTTAATAAAAAAGCACTTTACATATATATCAGAGAGATCATAGATGTTAAAACACCTAAAATTACTAAAATAGCTGATAAACTCTATGACATATTTAAACGGAATTATATATTCTATTTAGAAAGTGGATATATAAAATTCCATTAATGTTATATTTATGATAAAATAAATATCATGGATAATTTAGATTCTAACATTTTTGGTGACAAAAAGCTCAAAGATTTATTTGAGGAAATATATGGGAACCAAAAGAAAAAAGAAAAACAGATTTCCACTTTAATAGGAGAGTTAAAAGGTCTCATCAATGATATAGGTGATGCCACTCTTATTGTTCCGTTAATTAAAGAATATCTAGAAATTGGCGTTAAAAACGACGAACAACTCATTAAAATGGCTACTATCATCCAGCGTTGTATTGCGGCAGGAAGTAGTACTAGTTCTGAAAGCGGTTTTTCTATATCTGAAGAAGAAAAAGCTCAACTATTAGGTGAAATAAATAAGTTAGGTGAAAATTTAAAATCTAAAGAGTAATGGCTTACGGATTTAGTGGTGTTAATAAAACTTTTAATTCTAGGCAATCAAACAATACTAACTTACTTAAAATTTCTAATTTAGAAAATTTAATAGTAGCTGTTAGGGTAAAGAATATAGTTTTAAATGAATCTCATCCTAGATTTAAAGAATTAGGTGAATGGAATTCTTTAGGTGTGATTGAATATGAAGTAGTTACATCTGTGAAAGATAAAACTAATAATGAATCACTCTCTAAAAATTATTCATTAGCCTATCCTTTAAATCCTAACCTAAAGAATTTTCCTTTAATTAATGAAATTGTTTATGTTTTAACTTTACCTGATACAAACATAGGTATATCTAATACATCTGTGAGACAATATTATATTAATAATGTATCACTTTGGAATCATCCTCATCATAACGCATATCCAACTCAGCCTAATACTTTACCGCCTTCACAACAGAAAGATTATATTCAAACCCAAGCTGGAAGTGTAAGAAGAGTTACAGATAATGCAACTGAAATATTTTTAGGAAATACTTTTAAAGAACGTGCTAATATACATCCTTTATTACCTTTTGAAGGAGATATTATTCATGAAGGTAGATGGGGTAATTCAATACGTTTAGGTAGTACTGTTAAAAATACAAATAACAATTGGTCTTCAACAGGTACAGATGGTGATCCTATCACTATTATTAGAAATGGTCAAGGTACTCAAAGTGATGAAGGTTGGATTCCTGTTGTAGAAAATATAAATAATAGTGAGTCTTCTATTTATTTAGCTAGTACTCAAGCAATACCTTTAAATGCCTCTAGTACAAGTTATATCAGTTACTCAACTAATCCACCAACATCTCCTAACAAGTATGCTGGGAAGCAAATAATGTTAAACTCAGGAAGATTAGTATTTAACGCTAATGAGGATCATATATTATTAAGTTCTGCTAAATCTATAAATCTAAATTCTCAAGAATCTGTTAATATAGATACTAAAAAATTTGTAACTCAAGCTGACCAAATATTTTTAGGTAAAGAAGATCTAGCTACTCAACCTTTAATGTTAGGAACTAACACAGTTAATCTACTTAAAGATCTAGTTTCTGTAGTCAAAGAACTAACTAACACATTAAAAACATTAGAATCTGCTCCTGTAGCTCCAGGCAGTCCAGCTATATTTCCTACTTTATTGGCTCCTATGTCTCAATTAAATATCACTTTAGAGACTTTAGAAAATCAATTAGATAAAGGAGTATTAACTTCACAACGTAATTTTACTCTATAATGCCTGCTCCATTTACAATAACTCCTACTAAGTCTAGAGATAATTTTACTTTTGAAGAGTATTATAAACTTCTTGAAGAGATAAAACAAACTTATGGAGTTATTGATCCAACATTAAATCCTTCAAGTCCTACTTATGTTAATGATGTTAGGCAAGCTTATGGTCAACCTACTAAACCTGATATAGTTAAAAAATTTGAAGATTTATTATCTGCTGATGTGACTAAAATTACCAGAGAATATATTGGATTATTAAGAGGATTTCTAGTTCAAAAATACCCAAGATTAGCTCCAGCTATTCAAAATGTATCTCAAATAGATAATAGAATTCAAAGAGAATTTTTAAGTATTCCTGAAATGCAGAGATATTTAACATTAAATGGATATAATTCATATGTTCAATATTGGCAAGCTTATCAAGATTATAGAGCTATAACTCCTAAATTGCCTTTAAGAGGAACAATAGGAACTGAAGAACAAAATAATCCTATAGTTTTTGGATATAGAAATGCTAATTTATTTGCTCCTTACATAATAACACCTACAGTCACTCCTAATCCAACACAAATAAATAGGCAAACTGCTCAACAGCAACAGCAAAATCAACTACAACAACAAAGAACTAATTTAACAAAATAATGAATAGTAAAATACCTCTTTTGATAGTTAATAAAGGACAGGAATTAGTCAAACAACTGATTCCTCAGGTTATTGACATTGCTAGTCAAACAGGTATTCAAAATATAGGAACATCTAATGTTCAATTACCTGATACATGTTTAGTATCTGATGAATTACAAAGAATCCTAAACTTAAGAAATACATTAGTTGATAGACTAAATACTACTGTGGATTTTATAGAAAAATTATCAAAACCATTAGATACATTAGTCCCATTAGTAAATTCATTATCTACATCTAATCAAAGACTTAATAATATCAAAACTTTGTCTCAATTAAATATACCTTTTTTACCAACTTCTCCTCCTGGAGCTCCATCTCCATCTCAAGCAGCTTTAGTTGGTTTAGGTATTGTAGAAAATTTATTAAAAGATTATTTAAGCCCCGCTATTATTAATAATAAAAATATTATAACAACTATCCAATCAGCTTTAGATTATGTAAATAACATATTAACTAAACTTATTAATATATTTAAATCTATAGACCAATATTTAACTAATTGTGGAGCTGTTTCTGAAACAACTCCTTTAACATCTCTAAACCCATACTTACAACAACTGGACCAACAACAAACCGCAGTAGATGCTGCTCCTATAAATCAAGTTTATAGAGGATTTGTTTTAGAAGTGAGAGAGGAACAATTTTCACCTACTGTTAATAGAAGAAGAGCTGTAGCTTTAAATCCTCAAGGTATTATTTTATTACAAACTCCATTATCTTTTACATCTACACCTGAAGTTTTGATACAACAACTTAAACTAATTATTGACAATAGTAATTTAAAAGCTGAATAATTTAATATTTATAACAGATGAAAACTGATATTTTAAAGAAACTCATTAAAGAAGCAGTAAAAGAAGTATTTCAAGAAGAAATGAAAGACATTCTTTTAGAGGCAGTTCGTGGTAATAAACAATCAATAACTGAATCTGAAATGAAAACTTTTAGTTTCAACACTAACTCTATTCCTCACCAGCAACCAAAACCTAATATTAATACTAAACAAGCATATATGGACATTTTAGGTGAAATGGCTCAAGGACCTAAATCAGGATTTGATGGTGATTTTAAAGTAAATGGTCCAGTAAATACTATGTCTGAAGGAAGTTCTTTACCTGAAGGACAATTAGGTTTAGATCAAATAATGGGATTAATGAAAGGTAGATAATGGCATTTGGAGCAAAAAGAATATTTCCTCTTGATCAGAAACCAGGAACAGCAGTTGGTATAGCTATACCTTTTAATGCTCCTGCTGTTTTCTTTTCAACCTATACTACTCAAGATGCAATTAGAAATAATTTATTAAATTTTTTCTTAACTAACCAAACTGAAAGATACTTAAATAATCAATTTGGAGCTAATTTAAGAGCGTTTATTTTTGAACAAATTACTAATGACAATTTAGATGGATTAAAAGAAAATATTCAATCTCTTATAGCTCAATATTTTACTAATATAAGAGTTGATAGTTTAAATATTTTCCAACAACCAGACTATAATGAAATAACTGTTGATTTAAAATATAGTATAATTAATACTGGTATAACTGATCAAGTTGAAATATCCTTTACATAATGGCTGCTAATAAGAATATAAAATATATAAATAAAGATTTTACTGAGTTTAGAGCTAGTTTAATAGACTATGCTAAAACTTATTTCCCAACTACATATAATGACTTCAGTCCTGCTTCACCAGGAATGATGTTTATGGAAATGGCAGCCTATGTAGGTGATGTTTTATCATTTTATTTAGATAATCAGGTACAAGAAAACTATTTGCAATTTGCTCGCCAGTCAAATAACTTATTTGAATTAGCATACATGTTTGGTTATAAACCAAATGTGACGGGTGTAGCTACTACAACTGTAGATTTTTATCAACAAGTCCCTGCTAAATTAGCAGGTTCAACTTATGTTCCTGATTTTGACTACGCTTTATTTATTCCTGGGAACTCAACAGTATCATCAACAAATGCCGTTTCATTCTTAATTTCTGACCCAGTAGATTTTTCAGTTTCTAGCTCAGGTGATCCTACTGAAGTCACAGTATATCAAATCTCAGCAGGTAATCCAACATATTTCCTATTGAAAAAATCTCGTAGAGCTATCTCATCTACTATTAATACAACAACTTTTTCATTTACTACTCCTATTAAATTTAATACAGTAGAAATTTCAACTACTAATTTAGTAGGAATATTAGATTGTACTGATAGTGAAGGAAATATTTGGTATGAAGTAGATCATTTAGGTCAAGAAATGGTATTTGATTCAATCAAGAATACTAATACTAATGATCCTAATTTCTATCAAGATAATGATGCTCCTTATCTTTTAAAATTAAAGAAAGTACAATACAGATTTACTACACGTTTTAGAAATTCTACTACATTACAAATTCAATTTGGAGCAGGAACAACTTCTGACTCAGATGAAAATATAATTCCTAATCCAGATAATGTTGGTATAGGATTACCATTTGAACAAACTAAACTTACAACAGCATATTCACCAACCAATTTCTTATTTACTAAGACTTATGGAATAGCTCCTTCAAATACTACTTTAACATTTAGATATTTGACAGGCGGAGGAGTATCTGCTAATGTGGGAGCTAATACTTTAACTAGATTAAATAGCACCCCAGTATTTTTAAATAGTAATCTTAACAATACTACAGCTAATGCTATATTTGGTTCATTAGCAGTTACAAACCCAGAAGCAGCTAATGGAGGAGGAGACGGAGATTCAATCGAAGAAATCAGACAGAATTCTTCTGCTAATTTTGCTTCTCAGTTACGGAATGTAACTCAAGATGATTATTTAGTAAGAGCTTTAAGTATGCCTCCTAAATATGGTGAGGTAGCTAAAGCATACATTGAACCAACTAAAGTTAAAAATCTTTCAGTTGGTGAGTCTAATAGTATTTTAGACTTATATGTTTTAACTTATGATATAAATAGAAAATTAACAACTGCTTCTTTAGCCTTAAAACAGAATTTAGTGACATATCTATCTCAATATAGAATGGTAAATGATGCTGTTAATATTAAGGATGCTTTTGTTGTTAATATTGGAGTAGATTTTGACATTATAGTATTACCTAACTATGTAAACAATGATGTATTATCAAGATGCATCACAGCTTTACAAACATATTTTGCTATTTCTAATTGGCAAATCAATCAACCAATTATTTTAAGAGACATCTATGTATTATTAGATAGAATTGAAGGTGTACAAACTGTTAAAAATATTAGCATAACAAATAAAGTAGGAACTAATATAGGATATTCACAGTGGGCTTATGATATCTCAGGAGCCACACAAAATAATGTTATTTATCCTTCATTAGATCCTATGATTTTTGAAGTGAAGTATCCATCAACAGACATTCAAGGTAGAGTAGTATCATTATAAAATAAACCATGGCAGTATATAAAATATTTCCAATTCAAGACGCTACATTATACTCTATGGATCCTGAAATGAACACAGGATTAGATGAGATTATTGAAGCATCTTTGACTGTAGGAGCCCTAGACACACCTGCACCCCAGGCAAGTCGTTTCTTAATTCAATTTTCTTCTGATGAAATTGATGATATTATTAATAATAAAATTTCTAGTTCTGCTTGGCAGTCAAATTTAAGATGTTTTGTTGCTGATGTTACTGCTTTAAACGCTACTACTACTTTAGAAATTTATCCTGTATCTCAATCTTGGGATATGGGAACCGGAAAATATTTAAATGTACCTGAAACACAAAATGGTACTAGTTGGATCTGGAGAAATTATCAAGGAGGAATCATATGGACTACTAGTTCTTTCGCAGCTAATTCTACAGGATCATATTCTTCATCAGTTAGCCCAGGTGGTGGAACTTGGTATACAAATTACTCAAGTTCACAACAGTTTGATTTTTACTCAGATAAAGATGTAAATGTTGATGTAACAAACATAGTTTCAGCTTGGTATAGTGCTTCTATTTCTAATGATGGATTTATAGTTAAACAACAAACTGAATTTGTTGATGATGAAAATGTTCAACCTAAAATTAAATATTTCTCAGTTGATACTCATACTATATATCCTCCTTGTTTAGAATTTAGATGGGATGATTGTATTATTAATACTGGATCTTCTACAACTACAACTTTAAATACTTATCCATTTGTAGTAACTGTAGGAAATAATCCTGGATATTTCTATTCTGAAAGTATAAACAAATTTAGAGTATACTCAAGACCAGAATATCCTGCTAGAACATTTATAACTTCATCATACTATACTCAAAACTATTATTTACCAACAGAATCATATTATGCTATTAAAGACTTAGATACAAATGAGTTTGTAGTTGATTTTGATTCTACATATACTAAATTAAGTCAAGATAGTGTAAGTAGTTATTTTACTCTTTATATGAATGGTTTACAACCTGAAAGATACTATAAAGTCTTAATTCAAACTACAGTTGATGGAAGTACTGTAGTAATGGATAATAATTATTTCTTTAAAGTAATTAATGGATAATGGAACAACTAAATCTAAATAAAAGAGTTTACGCTAAAAACCAATATGAGAGAGTTATTGACACTAAATTCTCTCAACTAGCTACTTCTCCTTCAGATATTGCTCCACCATCCACTCCAACAATTTCTGTTGATGAATTTTTCCAAAACTACACAGATTTATTTTTTCAAATTCCAAAATTTGGAGAAGTAAACTCACATGAGTATCTTATAAAAACAAGCACTGACTATATAGGTTCTACTGCTATTAGTAATGATATTCAAGCTTTAATTGATGAAATCAATTTATTACAAGCTCAAAATTTAGAATTAAACCAAAAATTAGTTGAAGTTCAATTATCAGGAAGTAACGCACTTAATATTTAATGGACAAAATAGTTAATATCCAATCAGTAGATCCAAATACTCTTCAGTTACAAAATTACAATACTGAAGATGAATCTCTTATATCTAATTTTGAAACAGATGTAACTTTTGATCCTAATCAAGACTATTTAGAGTATTTTATTTTAGATTTAAACCAAAATATTCTTTATAGCAATGTTGCTGGATACCCTGGTTACCAAATTCGTGATAATAATATAGTTATTGACCCTCAAAAAGATTTAGAATCTTTAGGATACACAGAAGGTCAATATTATACAATATATAATTTCTTAAAAAGAAAATTATCTTCCTCAGTTAACAGTACTTTTTATATTCAAGATATAAGTCCTGATAGAACTGAGTTAAGATTAAATACAACCCAAATCCCAAATATTGAGATTACTAGCTTAACACCTCAGTTTGCTCTTGACATAGCTAATGCTCAAGGATCTTATAAAGATTTTTATCTTAATTTTGGTGGTAATCAATTAGTTATAGCTGTTAATATAGCGTTAGATAATACTAACCCTAATGATCCTACAGTTCTAATTAAATTGTATGAACCATTACCTGATAATTTTACTTTTAATTCTCAATGTTGGGTTGTTGAACAAATTGCTGAATCAGTTGCTTATCAAATTGAATTAACAACAGTTTTTACTCTTGATGAACAATTAAATTACATTAGTGGACCTAATTTTAATATTAATCTTCAAGATCAAATTAATAATTCTACTCCTTATTTTAACCAAAATACTCTACAACTAAATTCATCCATCAATGGTTCAGGTAGTTTACTCTACCAATTGAATAGTATTTTAGCTGAAAAAGGAATTGAAATAAACATTGACTATTCAGATTATTCTGAATTTGTTCATTTTTCATCTGCTCAAACAAGACTAGAAAATTTTTATTATAAATTAGCTTTAATTGAAGAGTACACAGTAAGTAGCAGTTACTCAGCTAACACTACACCTAACTATTATGTTACTTCAAGTCAAAATATTTGGGATAATAAAATAAATGAACTTATAACTAATTTTGATGGTTATGAGTATTATCTTTATTTTAATTCTGAAAGCCATGCTTGGCCTAAAACTAACTCTACTGCTCCATATATAAATGCCCCAGTGAGTAGTGCTACAGCTATAACTTGGTTTGCTACTCAGTCTTTATCTGCGTCATTATATGACTCAGAAAATAATGATGCTTTAGTAAATACTATTCCTACTTATTTAAGAGAGGATGATACAAATGAACCTTACTTTTTGTTCACTCAAATGATTGGACAAAACTTTGATAATGTATGGGTTTATTTAAAAGATATTACTAATAAGTTTGATGCTGACAATAGATTAAACTATGGTATTTCTAAAGATCTTGTTGCCCAAGCAATTCGAGATTTAGGTGTAAAAATATACCAAAATAATTTCTCAGAAGCAGACATATATTCAGCCTTATTAGGTTTAACTCCTTCAGGTAGTACATTACTTTTACCTTACACTACAGGTTCTTTACCTACACCAACAGGATATGAGTATATAAACACATATATTACTGCTTCTGATTCAAGTTCTATTTTATCATTAAATGATACTAATAAAGAAATTTATAAACGTATCTACCATAACTTACCTGTTCTTTTAAAGAAAAAAGGTACAACTGAAGGTTTAAGATTATTAGTAAATATATATGGTATTCCTGACACTATAATTCGCATTAATGAATTTGGAGGTAAGTCTAAAACTACTTCTAATAATTTTGATAACTTTCAAGATACATTTAATTATGCTTTCCAAACTGAAGGAAATGGTTGGGTACAAACTACATTTACTTCTTCACAACTGCAAATAGTTAACGAAGGTACTAATGAATTTAGATTCAAAACAGATGGCATTCCTTCAACTAGTCCTTATTATCAGATTTTATCATATAATGATACTTATGCTATAACATTAGAATATACTGGATCAGGAAATACTAGTGGATCATATTCTGGATCAATAGTAGATCCATATAATACTTATGGTACTTTAAAATATGTAAGACTATCTACTGGAGTTTCAGCTAGTGTATATTTACCTTTCTTTGACGGAGGATGGTGGTCAGTAATGTATACTAGAAAAGTAGGAGGTATTAATACAATATATGCCGCTAATAACATATATGATGGTTATGATGGTAGTGATATAGGATTCTCAGGTTCAGCTTCAGTAACTGTGGCTTCTGGAACTGTAACAGGTTCAGTTTATCTTTCATATACATCTAGCGCTACTATTGGAGGAAATACTCACTATCCATTCTCTGGTTCATTTCAAGAATGGAGATTTTATTCATATGCTCTTTCACAATCAATATTTGATGATTATGTAATGAATCCTTATTCAATTGAAGGAAATCAATTAGAAGGAGCCCAATCATCACCTAATTCATTATATTTTAGAGCACCTTTAGGTTCAGTATTAGATAATGATGTTACTCAAACAACAAGAACTTCAGTACATCCAGGTATATCTCAATACCCAGTTACTCAATCATTCATAACTGGAGATAGTTTCTACTATTTATCTGGTTCATTTAGTTTTGAATCTAATTATGAAACAGTATATCAAGATCAATTTGCTGCAGGTGTAAAGAACGCTGTATCTGAAAAAATTAAAATTGTAAGTTCATCTTACCCTTCAGGAAATACATTATCACAATATATTTCAATTCAGCAGACATCTTATTCTGTAGAAAACTTTACTAAAGATGTAGATTATGTTGAAGCAGCTTTTTCACCTCAAGATGAAGTTAATGATGATATTATATCTCAACTTGGAAATTTCAATATAGGTGATTATATTGGTGACCCGAGACAAGTTTCATCTTCATTAACTTATTATCCTGATTTTAATAGGTTAAGAGATGAATACTTTTCTAAATATACTCATAATTATGATTTGTGGGATTATATAAGACTTATCAAATTTTATGATAATTCATTGTTTAAAATGATTCAAGACTTCACACCAGCAAGAACAGGTCTAGCTTCAGGTATTGTGATAAAACCAACTTTATTAGAAAGATGTAAATATCCATTACCTCAAGCTACATCAAATAGTACTATTGCTTATGTAGGTAGTCCAACAACTAAACAAATTAATATAGGATACTAATGTCATTAAAAGATATAACAATAACAGGATCTATAAATAGTCTTCCATCCTTATCATATGGACAGAAGACATATATAGCTTCAACTGATGAACAGTCATTTCCTATAGAACATATTACTGGAAGTGCAGGTGGTGCTACTCCTGATTTTGATGGAAAAGTATATACTACTAATTTATTTGTAAATATTACTCAATCTTGGAGTGGATCAAATAATACACCAGCAGGTGTAGTTCCATTTGTTCATGATACTGAAGAAGAATTTATAAACGGAGAATACAGTGGTTCATTTATTCAAGTAACTGATCAAAGATTAATAGATCCAGATTGTATCCAATTTTTAGAAGTAAATACAACTGAGGTAAATTATTCTGTTTTCTTTTATAAATCATCAGGATCATTTAGAGATATAGCTTTAGGTGACTTTTTAGACCCTAACACAACACCAAACAATGGAGAAATTTACGTATATTGGTTATATGACCCTATAGTATATATTCCCGGCAACCCAGTCCAACAAAATCTTAATCCTTATATTCCAACTGAATAAATATGCCTGTATCAATAGGACCTACATTATCTAGAAATAACCAACAGCCTGTCTTTTTAGCACAGGGTAATGGAGTTATTTATATTAAAATAGCCCGAAAAGATAATCAGGGTAATGATAATACATTATCACTTCAAGAATTAAATAACATAAGACTAAAATTCTCAGATGCAGGAATTGTAGATTATCCTATCGCCAATATTACTGAATACCCAGACTATTATCTATACCAAATATTTAGAACTAATATTACTTCATCAGCAGATGATAATATTAGAAATTATAGATTTAGTGCTTCAGCTTTGCTTTCTCCATTTTCTCAACTTGTGAGTGGAGATTCTT